TTATTATCATATTCCCAAGCACTTTCACAATGCTCTTTACACTTACTACAGATTTTTAAATCTGTGTCCATCTTTGCTTCGCAGCAATTACTTTTATTACTCCATTCTTCTTCACAACCACATTCATCTTCACTATTGCAAATAACACAATTTTCTTTTTTAGGAGTATTTGTATTTAATCTAGGATCATTATAATTTTGGTAAGTTCCATTATACCAATCTTGATAGTTTAAATCCATTGAGTTATAATTTTAGTCATACATATTATAAAAGCTAAACCTAAACAAGACAAACCTAATGCTTCTAACCATGTTTCTTTTTTAGATGGTATGCGTGATATTGCATAATCTCTTATTAATTGTTTCTTAAAGAACTTAGATAGTTCTTCTGCATTTAAGGTATATTCGTTTCTGTTTTCTCTATTAATTACTCTATACTGTGTTTTCATTGTTTTTATTATTTAATTATCCATGTTTTATAATCTACTTTTTCTACTATTCCTTTTCTAACTAAAACTTTTAAACTATTCCATTGTCCTATCCATAACTCTCTATTATTTGCTAATCTAACTAACACTTTAAATTGAGCAAGACTTACTTCTTTTTTTAATTTTAAAAGTTTATTTACTAATTTTATTTTATCTAAATTTTCTTTTGTCATTTCTAAAATTTAAAACAAAAATAATATTAATAATTGAATTAACAACTATTTTAACTAAGTAATTAAATAAGTTATTAACAATTAGAATGTTAATATATGTAAGTTATTGATTTTTAGTAGATTAGAAGTAGTGTACTAATCTTGCAATTTGTCCTGATTCTTTTGAATGTATAAAACCCTCTACTGCTTTTAACACTCCAGTAAAACCTTTTCTGCTATGCCAACTATCCGTTCCACTAGGAGAACGCATATATTCTACAGTAACTCCTATAAAATCTTTTGCATCTCTCCACTTGTATTTAACTTTGTGATGTAAGTGATGTAAATACCAATATCTATATTTGGTATCTGACCAATCATTAGGTCTTTCATTAGCCATAAGCATAGGTAGATTATCCATCTTTGCACCATCTCCGTGTTCTAAACCTATTAAGTTTGATCCGTACTTATAATATTTTCTGTGTGCTACTGATATATCAAATGTAACATCTTTAGCATTTCTAAACCAACTTTTAAGTGCGTGTGCTAAATGAAAACCACTTTGATAATCGTGGTTAGACATAGAGTGAACTATATCTACTGGTGCAACCTCTCTAAGTATTTCTACGCATTTAACATATAAGTCTAAAGCTAATTCAAAATGTTCCCACCACTTACCATTAACATCTTGTCTTGTACCTGCCGTAGTTTGATTATATACGTTGTCAATATGCAATATATCGTTACCTACGCAAAATAACACTCTGTCTATACTAAACCCTTTAGACTTGCTTAAAAGCCCTGTAACACCCTCTAAAACTCTTTTACAAGCAATCTCGCTATTATACTCATCTCCAGTTTCTAATGCTACTGCAAGTTTACCTATATGAATGTCAGCAGGATTTATAACTAATAAGTGTTCTCCCTTAGTTCTTTTAATTGTTGGATATGTAGGTGCGTGGTTATCTATTAAATTTTTAATATCTTCAAGCAATTCGTTTTGCTCTACACCATAATTTTCTTTTGTAACTATAGAAAACCTTAGTTCTCCTGACATACTTTGCCAATGCTTAACACTAACTATGTCTTTTTTACTAATACCTCTTTCTTTTATATGTAGATCAAGAGCAGTATTACCATTTATGTTATCTAAGTTTTGCCCTCTGAACTCATTGATTAACTCAACTTCTTCAGAGGACAGTCTTAGTCGTTTCCCTTGTGAGGACAATTTATTTTGCTTCTTTACCAAAGTCTTGAAGTCCAGTAACACCTAGTAGTGCTAAGATTGACCAAAAGATTTCGCTAACGTGTATTTCATCTACTCCTAAACTTCTCGCTATAAAAGGTACAATGATTGCAGCTAATGTGTACCATACTTTTTTTGATTTTAACATTGTTAAGATTAAATAATTTTTCATTTTATTTTTTATTAATTGATAATTTAATATTCTCGCCACCTAATTTAAGTATTTCACTTATTAATAAATCCATAGCATCTTTTGAATTACTAACAAAGTCTTGTTCATTATGCGTTCCTACTAGAATACAACCCAACGTATCTTTAGCAGTATTACCTCTATGAAACAGTATATAACTTCTATTAGGTACTTCTTGTACTAAAAGATGTAAGTAATCTCTTGAAGCACTCTCTCTAGCCAAACGTAACCTAACATCATAAGTACCCTCAGGTATGCAACTTATGTTACGTTCATTGTTTATATATGGATTCTCTAACGTATCACATACATATTCTTTGTTAAGATATAACCTACCTATAGTAGATTTATCAGTACATATCATACGAACAAGTTTAAGATTTACCTTGTCCTCTTGATTGTTTTTTAAAAGCATTTTGGGATTTGGAAGCATTTTTTGAATGTACTCCTTTACGTTTAGTACGTGTTTTTTTTACTACTGTGTATATTTTATTTTTTGCCATTCTTCTTTTTTTGATTATACCACTTGTCTATAGTATAAGCTATTGATACCACTAGCAGAACAATCTTTAAAGCTAGTTCTATATTAGAAAATGTCGTTAATCCTAGAACTGTTCCGTTGACCGTTGCGACCTCTAGAGTGTCCTGTACTGTTTTTTGTATTGGCATTTGTCAAATATGTTTTTAATTTAATCTTGTTTACTTCTTTTACTTTATATCTTTTTTTCATTATGTAAGATCAGGAGTTAGAAAATCTCTTAGTGTTATCTTATCTCCTTGTCCTTTTGGTCTTTCTAAATTCATTCCTAAATATGAAAAACCTGAGCCGTCTGGAGATACATCTGCACCTGAGTTTGTATTGTATTCAGGAAAACGACTTATATTGTTTTTTATGAAATCTATCATTCTCTCGATAAAATACTCTCCAGTATTTAAAATTTCTGATCTTATGTGTTGTGATTCAGCAGTTGTTAAAGCTACTCCAGTTTCAGAAGTTTTAGAGTATATATTACCTGCTTCTATTTTAAATCTTAAAAAAGGTATAGCCATATATAAAGCCATATTAGGTAGATAATCTCCTATATAGTCGTTAAGTAATTCTTTATAGTATTCATTACCTGCATCATTTACTGTACCTGCTATAATTAAATCCTTTAGCTTTTGTGTTAGCTTTGTACCTAGCTTAGTTTCGCAGTATAGTCTTTGTGCTTGTCGTACATAAGGAAGTAATAGTGAACTATCTACTGAACCATATATACTTGTACTGTCCTTTAGTTTATCTTCTGATATAAATAAAACGTATGCCATAATTTATTTTTTTAATCTTCCTTGATTCTTCATTCTTTTTGGAGGTATAGCTACTCTCTTATCGTTTTTCTTAGCAGTAAAACCCTCTGACCTTGCTTTAGTATATCCTATTAGTTTAGCATCTTCTATTTTAGTAGTTTTAGATATACCTAATTCTGTACGCCAAATCTGTCTGAGCCAGTAATGATGGCACGAATTTCCTCCCTTAAAAAGGAACTTGTCGTAACCTGCTTTACCAGTACCTTTGGGAGAAAAATCTTTATTTAATTTAAACATTCTCTCTATATCTTCTTTTCTATATAGTTTCTTAGCAGCCATCATATTTCTACAAAAATCTCTTTGTTTTCCTGACTTTCTAGTTAAAAACTCATCTTCAGCATATACATATCTAACTCTATAGTAATCGTATGTCTTTTTAGATATACCATCTTGCTCTGATTTTCTGCTAGGTATTGCTCTACCTGTACCTGTGTTTAACTCTATCTTCTCAGCAGCTATCTGATTTAATTCTTCTTCAAAGTCAAAGTCTGCGTGTTCTCCATTTACTACTTCTTCATCTATTAGTTCCCAACCCTCAGGTATATCCTCAACAGTTTCTAAGAAAGCATCTAACTCAGTTTTCTCGTAACAACTCTTGTCGCATTCTTTTTTCTTACCACAATCACAATCTTTTAAATTAATTAATTGATCGTGGTCTGAGCATGGCATAAAATATTCTCGACCATCTTGAGTATGTATGTGATGTCCACTACAACCTAATCTTTCTGCTTCTGCTTCTGCTTCTTCCATAGTGTCAAATAAAGGTAACTCTTTACCATCAGATACTATTGTACCTACTTTTTTTAAGTTATAATTATCTTCATCTTCTGCTGTTAATTCTTCTTCAGCTAAAGGTTTTAATCCAAATTCTGCTCTTATTTCATCTTGAGTTAAAACACTTTTTAAATCTTCTACAGTAAACTTAGTAGTAATAGGTTTAGCTTGTACGAAAGATATTGGCAAGTTCATACCATTAACCTCAAATATTTTAGATAATGTTTTTAGTAAATGCTTTTGATAAGGTACAACTACTGTGTTTAAGTATATCTCAAATGCTGCGTTCATTTCATCAACATTAGAACCTAGACCTGTATCGTTTTTAATACCCATAAGCATAGGAGAAGTAACTCTATGACCTGTAAGTATGTTTTGTACTAAAAGTTCTTGGAGTGCTAGATATTGTTTGTCTGCGTTGCTTACAGTAATTGGTGTAATCTCAGGAGTTCTTGTTTTATCGTCTGAAAAAGTCAATACAAACTTTCCTGAATTACTAGCACCTGTAAACTTTGCTGCTAAACTTTGCTCAATTTGAAATCTCTCCTCTTGGCTAGGTACTCCATTAGCAAAAGAAATCATGTAACTGCCTGAAAATCCGTTACTTATGTTATTTAAATGAAACTCTGCAACTCTTTGGTCAACTAAAGCCCAGTTGTTTGCTGCAAGATAATCAGGTGTGTGATAGATGTCCATATTAGGACTGTATAAACCTGAGTATAATAACTGACTAGGATTAGTTCTATCCTTAGTATTAAATGCTGCTATCTTTATTGGTTTGTTAGTTCTTGTGTTACCCCAATCAGAACATACATAGTAGCAATCTACAACACCCATAGCATTAGGTCGTGATGCCCTAACTCTCTCTACAGGTATGTGGTAAATCTCAGCTATCTCTGTTTTAGCTTTATTCCAAATAATGTGAATAGCAAATGCACCTTGTAGCTTAAAGTCAAATGAAAGTTTTTTAATTACTTCGTGTAGTGATTC